TATTACATGTATTACAATGATATTGTTTCTTTTCATTGGTTTTTAAATGTGTGGTACCACAAAGTACCTCTGTTGTACCACAACGTACAACATCTTTTATATGAAATTTCTTGTTATGATTCCATAAGCTTTTATAACTAGAATATGTTTTATTACATGATTTACAACAATGTAATCCACATGTATTATCCATTATATTAATTTAGATATTTTATTCTTAAATGAAAATTAAAGTGGAAAAATGGATATCCATTTTCCTAAAAAATTTTTTTTTTTTCTTGTTAAAAATTTGAAACTTTTTTATAAAAAAAATTTAATAAATTATATAAACGGTATCTCTTATAGTATTATAATATGAATGCATAAGAACATAAAATGATAATATTAAGTAAATTATGTCAATATTACCATAGTCATATGAAAATAGATGGTTCCAGCTCTATTAATTTATATCGATGATAAATCATTGTATATACATACAAATGACATATTTTCTGATGTATTACATCTATATTATATACCCTTTAACGCTATTATTAAAAAATATTGAAAAATATATATAAAAAAATCATGTATATTATAGTTAATGGAAGATTTAAAACTTAATGCCAATAAAATTAAAAAATATCAAACAAGTATAGAGTCATATTTAAATAATCGACGAGTCGGTGCAGGATCAAATATTAAATATTCACATGTATCAATGGCAGAGAATTTTGCTGGTAAATTTATGATAGAAAAAGAAGACTATAAAGAATTTATGGAATTATATGCAGATGCAATTAATTATGGTGTTACTTTTGGTATTGCAGAAAAACCAAGAGATTATGGTCCATTATTAATTGATATAGATCTTGAAATACCAATTGAAAATTATGTAGAAGGAGAACGTTTATATAATGATGAAATGATTTTTGAAATTATTAATACATATAGAGAGGTTGCAAAAAAATATTTGGATTTAGAATCTAAAGAATTAGTTGCAAGTTTATTTGAAAAACCAAAATCAACAAAAAAAGAAACGACAGCTAAAGATGGATTTCATATTATTTTTCATAATATAACTGCCCATTTTAAATTAAGACATTTAATTAGACATCATGTTGTTAATGCATTATCAGATAATTCATTATTTAAACAGTTTGTTAAACCTGTTAATGATATTATTGATAAAGCAGTTGTCAATACAAATAATTGGTTACTTCCAGGATCAAAGAAAAAAGATGGTCAACTTTATGAATTGAAAGCAATTTATAATGAAGATAATGAAGCAATTGACATTATTAAAACTTTAACTGATAAACCTAAAATTCTTAAAATGTATTCATTACAACATAAATTAAGATGTGAAGAAGAAGCAACAACATTTCTAGAAGATATTGAACAAGAACAGATTGATGAAGAATATGATAAGATTTATAAAAAACAAGCAAATTATAATAATCTTTTTACAGAAACACCAATATCTGAAGATAAAGAAGATCAAATAAGACGTGCAAAATTTTTTGTTTCTCTGTTATCAGATGATAGAAATAATACATTTGATGCTTGGATTAAACTTGGTTGGGCTTTACATAATATTAATAATTCATTATTAAGTACATGGATTGAATTTTCAAGAAGATCAAGTAAATTTAAAGAAGGTGAATGTGAAGAAAAATGGTATAGAATGAGAGACGAAGGATTAACTATTAGATCATTGATGTATTGGGCAGAAGAAGATAACTATAATAAATATCATGAATTTATTAATCAAGAGTTTGGAGATGTCCTAAAAAAAAGTCTTGATGGAAGCACATATTTTGTGGCAAAAGCTTTACATACTAAATTCATGAGTAAATTTGTTTGTGCATCATTCAAATCTAATTTATGGTATGAATTTAGAAATCATAGATGGGTTCCCGTCCATGATGGCTACACTTTAAAGAGAGAAATTTCAGAATCTTTTGTTAATGAATATTCACAATTAGTAGCTAAATATAGTTTACAATCAACTAAATTAGGTGCTCTTGAAAAAGAAGAAATGAATCAAAAAATTACTAGAATTCAAAAGATTGTTACACAATTAATGAATATTTCTTTCAAAGAAAAAATTATGAGAGAAGCAATCATTTTATTTTTTGACCCAGATTTTGAGAAAAAATTAGATGAAAATTATGATTTAATTGGATTTAACAATGGTGTTTATGATTTAGCAAATAATGAATTTAGAGAAGGTCGTGCTGATGATTATATTTCTAAGAGTACCAATATTGATTATTATCCATATAATGAGAAAAATCCATATGCAACAAAAATGCATAAATTCTTTCAAGAAATTCTACCAAATGAAAACGTTAGAAAATATTTATTATTATCTTTAGCTACATGTGTTTCTGGTCATAATAAAGAAGAAAAATTAAGAATTGCAACTGGATCTGGATCAAATGGTAAGAGTTTATTATTCAGTTTAGTGCAATTAGCATTAGGTGATTATTATATTTCTTGTCCAATTACAATTATTACAAGAAAAAGAAATTCATCAAATTCAGCATCTCCAGAATTATTAAGAATTAAAGGTGCTCGTTGTGGGTGTTTTCAAGAAACTGACGATGGTGAGAAACTAAATGTAGGTATCGCAAAAGAAATTACTGGTAATGATAGTTTTATGGTTAGAGGTTTATTTGCAGATCCAATTGAAATTAAACCTCAAATTAAATTTTTCTTAGCTTGTAATCAACTTCCAGAATTACCATCGGTTGATGGAGGTGTTAAGAGAAGACTTTGTAATATTGTTTTTGGATCAAAATTTATTGATAATCCTGTAAAACCAAATGAATACTTGATTGATAATATGTTAAAACAAAAAATTAAAGATTGGGCACCATTATTTGCTAGTTATTTAATTCATTTGTATATTAACGATTATAAACATTTACCAAATTTAATTGAACCTGAAGAAATTAAATTGTCTACTGAAAGCTATATTGCTGAAAATGATCATTTTACTGACTTCTTTATTAAGAGAATTATTCATACTAAAAAGAAATCAGATTCAATTAATATTAAAGCAATGTACGAAGATTTTAAATCATGGTTTAAAGGAGGTCGTGAAGGAGCTAAAGTACCTAATCAAACTGAATTAAATAAATTTTTATATGAAAAAATTGGTGAACCTAAATGTGATAAATGGAAAGGTTATACTTTTAAAAATAATGAAGAAAAATCAGATTCTGATGATGAAAATGAAGAAAAATCAGCATTAGATTGTTAATATATTGACTGTTAATTTATAATTTTTTGAATTAAATGATTATTTAATTCAAAAAAATTGAAAATATAAATTTATACCAATTTCATTAAAATATAAATTTATACATGTCACGAATTTCAGATATTTTAGCAGCTAAACATAGATCCCAAACTAATACCTATAATAATATAGGTCATTTTAATCCAACGGGATCAACGATTGGGTCGTATGGACAATTTCGTCTAGGTACTAATAATTCTCACTCTGCACGTATGGATATTGGAGCAGTAGATATAAATACTATTAATCAAGCAGGATGTACGTTGGTTTCTGGATATGGAAACAAGAGGTATTAAAGATTAATTATCTTGAAACCTTATCTGAAAACTTAATTTAAATGTTATTTTAAGCATTAAGTAAAGTTAAGAGTTCACGTGCTGATTTCCTTTTACTTGGGTTAATATGTAACATTTCTTTAATAATATTACGTAAGTGACTAGATGATATATTATTATCTATTGTATTAAAACTATTTAAATTTTTAGATATTTTTAATTCATAATTAGAATTAAAATATGTTTTCCATAATTTTGTTTTTTTTAAAAATGATGGATCATATGAACCACAAATTTCATTTATTAATTTTAAATGATGTGCATCGCGATCATATTCTTTATCTTTATCTGGATTAAATAATATTTGTCCAGTTAATAATTCATAAAAAGTACAACCTAATGCCCAAATATCATTTGGAAAAGATGATTTACCTACTAAAATATTTTCAGGTGATCTATAATATCTTGTACCGAATGATTCTTCATAATATTCACCATCTTCAACAAATGAACCGAAATCTGCTAAACTTATTTTTGAATCATTAATATATTTATCATCAATTTCATAATTTGCTATACTATAATCACTTAATGTATTCATAACTTTATTATAAATCTCATAATGTATTGTACTTCTTATTTTAAATTTTTTTTCACTGGTTAATTTATTTTTATTTAAATTTTTCTTTGCTTGTGAATAAATTTCACTAAAATTCATTTTATTATATAAATTGATTATACTATTTATTCTTTTATTTTTACCTTTTAATAATATATTATCTGTTTTTATATCACCATGATAGACCTTTAGTTTTGTATGTAAATAATCACATGCTTCTAATAACTGTATCATTATATTTTTAGCAATTTCTTCAGATAACCCATTATTATATTTACCTTTACGTATAACACAATCTAAGTTTCCACAGTGTAATTCATAAACTGAACATAAAAATTTTTTATTATCTCTTATTTCAACAAAATCATCTATTAATCTATTCAATGAATTTATATGAGATGGTAATTTTCTCATAAAATTATTTTCATTTTTACCTTCTTTATATTCATTTGGATGTTGAACTTTAATTGCATAATATTTTGAACATTCTATATTATATCCTAACCATACAATCGAGTATGATCCACGTCCCAATTCTGTTAAAATATTATATTTGTTTAATATTGTTCCTTCTAAATTTAAATTATCACTTTGTTCTATAATATCATCATCAGATATTGACTCATATACAGATTCAGATGTTGATTCAGAATTTTCGCTTTCTGATTCTAGAGAATCGTTAGTTATTGACATTAAATAATATTATATATTATCTTTAAATTATTTTGTATGTTAAAATAATGAATAAAAATTTATATAATGGAAATAGGAAAATTAAAAGTGAAATCTATTCAAATCCATTATCTATATATATAGATCCATTAACATTAGAACTTCGAACAAAAGAAAAAGAAGCAAAAGAATATATAACACAGTTTTCATTTGATAAAAATATGAATTTAATTAATACAAGTGACAAACCAAATAAAAACTATGATGAATTTATGAAAATGCCTTCATTATTAATTCCATACACAGAAATATTAAAATTATATAATATTGATAATTTAAATGACATAATTGATTATATAAATTTAAATTTAGAAACTAAATTATTTGATTCAATTAATAGAATATTAAATTGTTGGATTAGATCAAATTTTAGTTATTTAAAAAAAAATAATAAAATACTAGTAGATATATATTATAAAATTTTTAATCATTATTTTCCAGATATTATTTCTGATGAAAAAATATTTAATAAAAAATGTTTAAAATATTTTAA